ATTGATCTCGATCGAGGTCTAAAATGTCTCCAATTCTTTGGAGCGTATACAATCCCATTAAAAAAACTAAATAATTTTTTACAAAATTTTATACTGCTAATTTTTAGCTGTATTATTTTATTTTTTATTTGACTTAATTATTTAAAATTGTAAAAGTGTGTAAAGTGATTCGGGTATGCAACAATCACACATTAATTTAAGGGCGGATCAAATAGAACTATTTCCGAGCATACCTTCCAGTTTCTAAGACATCCGCCCTGCTTTATGGAAGGAAAAAATATGCAAAATGCTCTCAATAATTCTAATTTAACATTAGAAATATTAGACGAAATGGATAATAATCCGCAGAAAACTGCCGAATTATCTATCCATGATCTCGTCACACTCCAACAATTATTGAACTCTAGCAAAGAATACTCAAAACATAAGTCTTTGCAGCTTCAATCAATCTTATCATCAAAGTTTATCTCACATGCGAAAGCGATTCGAGATGCTAAGAATACTAAAGGCCAAGTCTCTTGGAATAGTCTGGAAGACCCAATGATATCTATATCAGCTTCTGCTGATACAGGAGTCAAGTGGGATCATAAGTCTATTGTTAGTGACATTGTATCTAAAAAGATACCTGGTACTGAGTTAATTCAAGCTCTTGCAAGGCATGGAGTAAATGTCAAGTTCGATGTCTCTGAAACGAATTGGACTAAGATCAAAGCTAGTGATGATCCTGTTGCGAAAGATATTCGTAAACTTATGGAGTCAGCTAGAACCTTAGAAACTAAAGAGCCTAGTTTTAAATTAGCTCAGAAAGAAGTTAAGTAATGACTGGCTACTCTATAATCACACCTGATCAACGAGCAAATCACCTTAAAAGTCAAGGACCCAAGATCTTGTTGACAGGACAATTTGGTGTAGGCAAGACCTATACCATTCAAACAATCCCTAAAAATATGAAGACAATTGTTCTTGATATTGAAAGTGGATTGATGACCGTTAACCAATGGCTGAGAACTAAAGACGGTGATCACGTTCAAACAATTAAGATCGGTGAGTTTCAAGACTTCCTCGATATAACTGTTTTAGCGTGCGGACCAGATCGTTCAGCACATCCCCAAAGCCCTATGTCTCAAGCACATCATGATAATGTCATGAGCACTAGAAAAGCTGCAGGTCATGATGTTGATGCGGAAAAGAAAATGTTCCAAGATGCGGATGTATTCTTTATCGATAGTATCTCAGACCTCACCAAACTTGCATTTGCCCACGCAAAACAAAGAGAAACAACCAATAATTTGATGCGTGTGTATGGCAACATGGCTCAAGATGTACTCAATTCATTGAGACATTGGCAGCACAATCACATGAAGACAGTTATTTTTTCATGCAAATTAAATTCTATTGAGGATGACCTCGGTCGTATTACATACGAGATCGAGGCTGAAGGACGTAGAATTAAAAACGAACTCCCTGGTATTGTAGATGAGGTGCTAACACTAGCATTTATTCCACAACCACCAAAGGAAGGTGTCAAGCAAGAGCCGTTTCGTGCTTTTGTATGCACAAGCCCCAACCCTGGAGGGTACCCTGCGAAAGATCGTAGTGGTCGCTTGGAGGGAATTGAACAGCCTCATTGGGGAAACTTGTTCAAAAAAATGCGTAATGGCGGAACCGAGGAAGAAAGCACTACCAATCAAACCTCGGCTCCTGTCGTTCCACAACCAAATGGAGACAACATATGAGTAATATCCTAAATACGGATTTTAGTAAAGGCGCGATGACTGCCCACAAAGAATCCAAGTCACAGTTCTTGAAGGAGAACAATATAGTCATCGACAATAATGAGAGTCAGCCCTTGCCAGACGGTACAGCCGTTGTGTTAGGGATTGCCCTCAATCTTCAATTCCTTGCAAAGAAAAAAGATCAAGGATTTAAAATAGAAGAAGGTAGCCAACAAGCGTATATGAGTCGCAAAGGTGTATGGCAAGTGCCATTTATTATGAGTGTATTAAGTCATAATAATGTATCATTTATCAATTCATACTTTCCAGCTCAAAATACATTGCCAGCTACTTTAGAAGCATTCCAAAGTACACCAGGATGGGATGGTATGGACTATGAAGATGTTCTATCAGACATTCGAAGTGGAAGTGGAAGCCCTCAAGACAACTACATGAAGCGTTGGTCTAAGAATGAAACGTACTTAAACATTCAAGGTGAATTTATTTCACAAGTTTTATCGTCAGCAAAAAATGTGATGAACGATGGAACGAATGAAGCTGCGTTTCAACTAGGCGATGACGGTTTCATGGCGATGAACGGCATGGAATTTGCTGCCATCTTAAAGTTAGAGCCATCAAATGATCCTCAGTATGCTGATAAAAATTCGGTTAAGAAAATTATTTTACCGAATGATCCTCAGTACGCAGAGATCATGGCAAGCAGACTACCAACTGCGTCGACGTACATACCTCGTGATGAAGCGACTGAATTTGCAGCTTCACCTCTTGGTAAATTAGAAGCGTCAATCCAACAATCACAATCACCAATTGAAAGTGGTGGTAGTGGTAGTGGTGGCGGTGGTGAGTGGTCAGCACCAGCTTGGCAAACTAACTAAAAAATAATAAAGGGCGTAGGCTTTTTGGGGTTTTTCATTCCCTTTCCTTTCACCTACGCCCGCTTGAGGAAATACATATGGTAAAGATATTTGATTTTGCAAAAGAAAAGCAAAAAATACTTAAAGAGCAATCAAAGACAAAGATATTAGAATTTTTACAAGACGCAGGTGTCAAACTTGAGCCTGTGCAAATGGATGTTAAGTTTGATGATGATAGCGAACTAGAAATAATCTTTGAACCTGAAAAGGATCAAGATGATTCTTAGGCCTCGACAAAAACAATCGGTAGAAAAATGCATCGAGGCATTAAACAATAAAGGTAATACTTTATTAGTAGCTGCAACAGGCTACGGTAAAACTGTTGTCACTTCAGATATTATTGGCAAGCTACAAGCTAACAGAACATTAGTCATTCAGCATAGAGATGAATTAACAAATCAAAACCTAGGAACATTTTCTAGAATTAATCCGCAAGTCGAAACAAGTATTGTTAATGGTGACAACAAAGACTATAGCGGTCAAACTATTTTCACAATGGCTCAAACATTGAGTCGAATTAAAAACCTACAAGAGCTTCCACCGATTGATCTATGTGTCATTGATGAAGCCCACCACGCAGTTTCAGAAAGTTACTTACGCATTATCAATCACGCTAAAGAAATGAATCCAAACCTAAAAGTGTTTGGTGTGACAGCAACACCTAATCGTGGTGACGGAAAACTACTTGGTAAAGTGTGGGACAATTGTGCTGACCAGGTGCACATCGGTGAACTAATCAATGATGGATTACTAGTACCACCTAAAACATATCAAATTGATCTTGGTGTTAACAATCAACTAAGAGAAGTAAAACAAAATTTAAATGACTTCAACATGACAGACGTTGAAAGCATTATGAATAAGCAAGCACACAACTCATCAGTCGTAAAACATTGGCAAGAAAAAGCTGGTGATCGTAAAACAATTATTTTTTGTTCAACGGTTGCTCATGGCGAAAGTGTGTTGTCAGAATTTTTAAGCAACAATATTAATGCAGCTCTGATTACGGGTGACACAGACGAAGCGGACCGAAAAGAAATCTACGAGGATTATGATTACGGCAATACGCAAGTTCTAATCAGCGTTATGGTTTTAACGGAAGGCTTTGACAGTCAACCAACAAGCTGCGTTATTCTTCTTAGACCTTCATCTTATAAATCAACAATGATCCAGATGATCGGTCGAGGTCTAAGAATTGTAGACCCGGAAAAATTTCCAGGTGTCGATAAACGAGATTGTATCGTGCTAGATTTTGGTATTTCCTCCTCATTGCATGGTACTTTGGAGCAGGAGGTAAACTTGCTCTCAAAGATTGACAATCGTAAGGACAAAGCCTCCCCCCAAAAAGTTTGTCCTGAGTGTCATTCTAATGTGCCTTCTGCTTCCTTAACCTGTCCATTCTGTGAATACAGTTTTGAGTCTACAAGAATTAAAATTGACAATAAAGAAATTGTAATTGATTTCAAAATGCGTGAAGTCGATCTACTTAAAAAATCACCATTCTTATGGGTCGATTTATTTGGTAGCAGCGACACATTCATGGCAGTTGGATTCGATTGTTTTGCAATGCTATTACAAATCTCACCAAACGATTGGGTTGCCATTGGTCGCGTCGAAGGTCGTCAAGCAAAGAAATTATTTGTTGGTGAAAAATTACATGCGTTGGCAATTGCAAATGATTTTATGTGTAAGCATGAGCAAGGCGATAGTGCTAACAAAACTAAACGATGGTTGAACGCAAGACCGTCAACAAAACAAATGCAGATTTTAGGTGAGCGCCATTTATTTGATTTCTCATTAACAAAATATAAAGCAACAGCATTAATTAAATGGAAGTGGTATGGCGAACTTATTAAAGATTTAGCAATCTTGGAAAGTCGGAGGGTCGCATGAAGCCAAGAGGTAGACATGTTCCATGGCAAATCAAACAACGCTCTTACAAAGAGAAGATTGATACATTAGACGGTCGTTTCAAACAAGCGTTGGTTATTTTTCAAGCAACTATCCACGCCATTATAGGACGCACTAAAGAAGAGTATACAAAACAAATTTGTAAAGCTGCACTTGATGACAAGATGTATCGGTCAGACGCATTGATTAAAAAGATGATTAAAGACAAAGCTATTACAGGTGAGTGTTCATTATGTTCGATCAATTGTTATGGCACCGAAGCGATGCCTCGCAAAATGTCATTCCCTTGTGGAATACCTAAGTGTCCGTTTGAGAAACATCGTTCACCAATAGATCAAGAAGACGCATTCAAAACATTAAAACAAGTAAAGAAAGATTTTTTATATGACTGATATGGTAAATCAACCACCGCACTACAAACAAGGTAATATCGAATGCAAAGACTCGATCCGTTCTATGTTAGGGGACGACGGCTACATTGCATATTGCAGAGGCCAAGTACAAAAATATACCTGGCGTGCGCCACACAAAAACAAACAGCTTGAAGATTATCAAAAGGCTCAGTTTTATTTAAACGAAATTATAAAAATTTTAGGGATTAATTAACCATGACGAAAGGAAAAGAAATGAAAACAATATCAATAGAAGAATACAACCAGCTCAAAATAGAAAACGAATTGTTAAGAAGACAAATCGTAGAAGAAACTAAAGCACGCTACGAAACGTATAGTCGTATGAAATACTACATTGAAAACCAATCTATTATTCTTAGAAAAATAGGCAGATGGTTTAAGAGCTGGACAATATAATGCGAACCAACTTCAGCAATACACCAACGCAGCTTTTTAACGAACGAGTTAATAAAGCATTAGACTTGGGTATTGAAAAGAAAAACAAGGAGCAACCAAGACGTAAATATCTTGGCCCATCAGCAATCGGTCGTGATTGTATGCGTGAAGTTCAATACGGCTACATGGGTCAAGAAAAAGATTTTGATTTTCAAGGCAAGACATTAAGGATTTTTGACTTTGGTCACAAGTCTGAGGAGTTGATGGTTGATTGGATGACCACCGGTGGCATTATTTTACACGATGTTAATCCTAAGACAGGTAAGCAATGGGAATTTACAATTGATGTTGGCAAAGAAGGTAAAGTATCTGGACATTGCGACGGCATTATTAAAGGCATTCAAGATTGGGTGCCAGAGCGAGATATTATTGAAGAGTATGTCAAAGGCTTTCCATGTTTATGGGAGGCTAAGTCCATGAAGAATTCTAAATTTAATGAATACAAAAAGAATGGCATTAAGAAAAGTAATTTTGGATACTATGTACAAGTGCAACTGTACATGGCGTTCATGAAACTAACTGACAATTTATGTTGGTTTACATCCGTTAACAAAGACACCGCAGAAGTTTGGCATGAGTTCGTAGGTTACGATGCAGAAGTTGCACAACAATATTCTGATCGTGCATATGAAATTATCATGGCAACTGAACGTGGTGAACTATTACCTCGTGGGTTTGACGATCCTTCATACTTCCAATGCAAGTGGTGTGATTATCGTAAAACTTGTTGGGGAGAAAGATCATTATGAACCAAGAATTTGATGCATTGTACATCGGTTATTTTGAAAAAAATTTACCCAACAGACGTTACGGCATCACCCAAAAAGTTAGACATGAAACCGGGACGTATTATGTCAACGTACAATATAGTCCTGGTGACTATGTGTTACGAGTTATTCGTTTCTTTCATAAGTTCCAAGAGGAATCTGAAAAAGCATCGATGTGTAGTATTTACTCAGCCTACATGACTGAAATGTTGCAGAAATATCCTAATCCAACTGATGGATTGAAAGAGCTGCAATCAAGAGAACTAAGAAGAGCGGACGGTACCGCTAGTACTATTGTCGGTCACTTAGCTGACCATTTAATTAACGATTATTACTTTGAAAAGGAGCCTTCATGAAAGTAAAACCAAAAAAAGAAACTACCGAAAAAATATTCGAGGCTATGCAAAAACATGTACAGCCATTAATCGATAAACATTTAGAGCAATACACAAATGAAAGTGATTTAGTGCAGCATAAGCTGCATATACTCGCAAACTTTCATGGTGGTGTGTTAATTCAAATCAAAGAAGCGTTTAAAGATCACAAAGATATTTTTAAAAACCCAAGTGAAGCGTTTGAAGAGTTTGTTTATGGCAATTTAGAACTCGTACAGACACCAGTAGTACCAAAAAAACATAGCAATTAACATGAACCCTAGCCCCATGAACCCTGAAGACGAATACGGATGGTGATGAACACAAACTTTAGAACTAATTTTAGTCAGTCGTCAAACATCGATACCGATACAATCAAGTTGTATCTAAAAACTTTGTACGGCTATTGTGATGGGTTTATTCCTATTCGTATGTTCATGGAAAAGGGAGCTACAGGCAATCAATACCAACAATTACATTGGGTACCAACAACATCATTAGAGATCATGCATCAAAGTTTAAAACCTTTGGTCGAGCGTGGACGTAATTTTAAAATGGGTGTGTATGTTATTCCTGGAACTGTTAGTGAGCGAGGTCAAGGTAAGGCGACAGATATCATTCAGTATCCTTGTTTTGTTGTTGATATTGATAGTGGTGATATCGAAGTTGCAAAGAACTATATCGTAGCACAACTCGGACAACCAAGTTTAGAAATTTATAGTGGTGGTAAGACGGAAGACAATGTTTACAAAAGACATTTGTATTGGAAGTTAACAGAACCTGCGACAGACACAGACATTAAACGCTTAACCTCGGCTCAAAAATTAGCAGCACAAAAGATTGGCGCGGACCCAAGTTTTGGTTCAGCCCACCAACCTATTCGTTTACCTGGATCCATTCATCAGAAAAATGACAAAGCAAATCAAGTGCGTATCGTCAATCATTCGCCAGTCGAATACGAGCTGGAAGAGTTGATCGAGAGCGTCAACATGATGACAATTATGGAAGGCCTACAAGTCAGCGAGAAAACATTAGGCGATAATAAAATGCCTATGGAAGACATGTACAAAGAGCAAGTTTATGAAGGTGCAGACGCAGGCGAGACACGATTTGAAGCCATGGGTAGAGCTATAGGGTGGAGTTTAACAAGGCATTTTGAAGGCCATTGGACACTCAAAGAAGCGTGGGATGATGTTGTCGGATACAATCAGACCAAGGTGAATCCACCATGGGAATTAGAGCGTGTGAAGAAGGATTTTGATCGTATCTATCAAATACATTACGACAAACATGGAGCACCTAAACCAAAAAGAGAGCAAGTTGCACTAGAAGGTGATGATTGGGCAGATATTGTTGATGATGATACTCCACTCCCACCAGAAATTATTGAAGGATTATTGCGTGAGGGTGAATTCATGGTTATTGCTG